ATTTATATCTACTTCAGCACCTACTTTATTACAGTTGATGGGGGCATGGTAAGTGTGCGTAGTGCTTCTCTTCGTTCGCTTGAACTTGACGAATCCCCAGATGGTACGAATAGGACTATCAGTAGTATAAGCATAACTTTGAGTGTTACAAAGCCATATAGCAACCACATTACGTTTGAAATCCTGACAATCATAGTAACAGTGCTCGGGTGCTTTATGTGGAAAATCTGAGGGTAGTTCTATCATCAACCCACTGCCATCGGAGCATACTCAGAGCGTGGCATCTGCTCTACGTTGTAGTTAGTTACCTCAGCACCGTTAGCGATACGCTCTGCCCACTCATTACGTGCTGTGAGCATGGTGACAGTGCTGTAGGACTTGAGACCGTTAGCATTCCAGGTGACACGCTTCTGGAAACGCTTGACGCCCTCGTCAGCGATGAATGCTTCAGGGAAGAAGTCAACTGTGACGACGTTGTTGGTGAGTTGCATGATGAAGAAAGAAAGGTTTGTGAGAGGCGGTTCCACGTAAGGGAACACATTTGATTTACCTCTCTGTGTGTTGTGTCGGGTCTCCCCTCCACTCATCTAATATACACGGTTATGGGGTGCTGTGCTGGTTTGGTGGACAGTTCAGCAACTGGTTCATTCAAAAACTGGTATGATTCGTTCACGCATCTCTTTCAACTGCTGTGGATCATTACCATACTCACCCATATGCATGAAAACACAATCAATGTATCGTAAATTATTACGTTCAGCATCAAGGACAAAGGAATCACAATACCTTAAGATATCTGGAGGTACTTCTAAATTCTGATAGTCGTAATCAATAGTCATAGTTAATAAGTTTTTTGTAAAATGGATCACATATTTTGTATTGACCTTTAATGTGACTCTTACCAATAAGATCTTTATTGATATAGTGTACAGTCAATGATGGATGATCAATCCAGTCTTTATATGTCCATGATGCAGATCGTACATATTGATTGCCTCCCTCTTCACATTTCTTTCGTATTTGTGAATCAAGTTTGTGTGCTACTGCATCAATAGTAAACTCTACAACGTAATGTAATATGCCATGAACAAACAAGCCATGAATAATAGGAAGATTGATATCAGTATCCTTGACATATCTTGCTCTAGTATAATCGTTGAAGCACCCGCTACCATTAGTAGTCTTATTAGTGTAGTTCTTTGGTTTAATCTCTTTCTCTATGTTAGTCCCGATTTGGATTGCATCTCTGCCAAGCTTACCAGGAAGAGGGTTACATCCAGCAACACGAGCAACAATATGCTCACGCAAAGTGGAACTATTAGAGTCGTTGATGTAGACTTCATACAATTCCTCAAAAAGATCACATTCTGTTTGTGTGGGATGACCTAGTGCTCGGTCAGTTGCAAGTGAAATTAATTGTTCTGAGAACATTGTATTGATGGACAACTCACATAGTATGGCACATATGTTTGAGTATGTCAAGGTCACTGTGACAGTTATTAATCGTCCACTGCATCAACCGACTCAATATCGCACACCGGCACTTCATGCTCACCACCAATCATGTACCAGTGCATTAACTGTCCATGATATTCGGGATGTGCAACGTATTGTGTAGTATACTCACGTTCACCACAATACAACAACTCACTCTCAGGAATACAATGCTCTTTCAACATTGCTTGCAGTTGCATATGCTGCAATTCTACTTTTGATGGTACTTTCATTTAAATAATGGTCCCCATGCCCATGCTACTAATACTTTTCTAGTTCCAGATAAAACTTGATTTACACAATGATTCATTATTGAAGGAAATACAATGACATCACCTTTTTCAAACGTGAGGGATTGGTATTCAATGTTTCCTTTACGTAAACATTGAAATTGAAACTCTCCTCCCTCATATTCATCAGAATTACTAAGCATAATTGTCATTGAAAGTTTACGACAGATTCTACTATCAGGAATTATCAATTCATCACTATGCCAATCATAATGACCACCAAGCACCCCATCTTGATCTTCAGGTGTCGCATTGTATTTGGTATATTGTATATCTTCAATTTGATTCAAATCAAAACGCCAATCTGGATCATTGTTAGCACTTTGAAATTGCATCATAATATATTTCTTGACAGATTCATCTTCCACCCAGGCATGTTGTGATAATCTATAATTCTTATCTAATGTGTCATCTACACCAAATACACTATCTTCCCACTTCAAATCAAGTTTATCAATATATTCAACTATCTTATCTAATTGATCAATAGGAATTGCAGCTCTTTTGAACTTAAAGAACTGATCATTATTATAATCTACAATTTTCCCAGTATCACTAATAATCTTAGTGCCTTTTGTTCCTTGGTTTGTCATAAACTATCATCATTAAAAGAAATATATCATATGTTTATGATAGTGTCAACCGAGATCTACGTTTTTCCATGTAAAATCACCATCTAAACCAATTACATGACACTCCCAGTAATAGTTTTCGTCAGGACAATCTTCCTTAGAAGGAAACCATGCTGTAGCATTAGCAATTGCTTGATCTGGATCTGAAAATACAATCATATCCCATGTTCCAAGAGTCTTCATTGCATCCAATACTTCATCTTCAGCGAACTCAGTATACCATGTCCACACCTCTGCTTTCTTTGCATCAGTTGCAGACTTAATTTTGTCATTTCTAAAATATACTACACATTTATTATTATTTTGGCAGTATGATTCAACCAAATCCCATTCGTTAATTACTTCAATCATTTCCCATTTCCTCTACTTTTTTGATTAAACCATCCAAATAACTAGTTACTTGAGTTTTTTGATCTTCTGTCCATTCTGCTGGTATTACGTCAGTAGGTGGTTCATATACTATTCCAGACACTTTTAGTGCATCAAGGAATGATTTAAAGAATAAATTTTCCGTAATACTTTTAGTAATCAAATACGATGAGATCTTTTCTTTAAACGTAACTAGGTAATGAGATGCCATAGGCAAGAATTGATCCTCTGTTGCCAAATAAGTTGCTTCTGCATTCTTTTCTAAGTAGATAGATTTAAAATATCTAGGACTCATTGGAAATTTAACATCTATAGCATCAGTGGTTACTACATTATCAGGAAGATTTCTAAGTGCTTGTCTATATGTTTTATACATTACCTTATCATCATCGGAATAAGGTGAATCTTCAACAAATACATGGTCAGTTTCATCAAGTAAGAAATTACGTGCTAATCTTACTGTTAACCAACTAACTGAAGATGTTTGGGCATATATTTTAGCAAATTCACTCTCATATTCTTGAGTCGCAAGAGAATCAATTAAGAAAAATGTGTCTTTAAAAGTCTCGTATAAAGATGATGCAGATTCATCTAACTGCTCCATTTCATAGTCAACCCATTTATATTCACCTGTTTTAAAATTTTTGGTATACTTTCGTCTTTGAGCAATATATGTATTATTACTATACCAAGCAAATAAAACTAACTTATCCTTATCAGTATCCCATGTGGGATATAAAGCAGGAACAATAACATCTGCCCAATGAGTATCGGGGATTTGTTTCTCTACGTTTCTATATCGTACAGTTTTTTTAATAGAGTTCACTTCCAGGAGCAACTCCGGAACTGATGAATTACTAGAAATAGACATATCTTTAATATAGGTTCCCAGGTGTATTTAGAATGCTTTGATTAGATACTTGCAAAGATGATACGGTTCAAGCACAGGTTTAGGATAATCAGGATCAATTGTTGCTGTCGGTAAGATTGGATTCTTAGAATTTAATGTAAATTTAGCATCAAGTCCTGTTGCACCTGTTGTGTAAATGCTGCTCTCTCTACCTTCAACTGTATATGATAATTTATCTGCAGATTTTGGAATAGCACCGTCTGCAGGTACAAATACAAGTTCAGTTATTTCATTATATTCATAGATGAAATCACAAATACCATAGTGATCTGTATCACCAGAATTATCATTAGCAGATGAACCAGGATTTCTATCCTGCACAATTTTAAACCTTACATTTTCAGATTGTGCTGCTTCAGGTAATTCTATAGAATACCAATACCATTTAGTGTCTCCACTAGATCCATCATAACCAGTAGCAATTTCATTTGCAGTTGGAATAGGAACAATAACGCCTAAGAAATTAGTAGCACCATTATAATTATCCGAAAGATCTTTATTAAAATATAATTTTAATTCATCTCCACCATGTTCCGGATTTTCACCACCATTTGATCCATTACCACGAGCAACTTTGATTGTAAACCTACGGACATTTGTGCAATCGTGCTCTTTAAGTGTGATATATCTTTGATTAGCAGTACCACTAAGTTTAACATAATGTGTATATGCAGCAGGGACTACAGATGCCGCCAAGTCAACTCCAGTAACAGTTTTTGCATTTTGATCTACAGTTGCTGTTGCATATGCTTTTGTTCCTGCACCATGTTTGATACGAACTTCAGGAACTGCAGTATAGTTAGCTCCAGCAGAACCTAAAGTAATATCAGCAACAGCACCACCAGAAAGACTAACTGTTGCAGTAGCACCAGTTCCACCGCCACCACCAACAATTTCTACTTCGGGGACTTGTGTTGTTGGTAGTTTAAATCCTCCGGCATTTCCTACCCCAGAACCAGATGTATAAATTTGTGATTTTGGATCAGCATCAATAATTAATTCACCGGGAACAACATTACTACTTCCACCCTGATATCCAGTAACAACACCAAAATTAACTGCTGCAAATCCTGCACCAGGACTACTTACACCACTTGGTCTACTACCAGCACTACCAACAGTAACAGTTGCATTACCAGCTTCTCCTAATTGACTCTTATCAATTAAACTATAAAGATATCCACCTGATCCACCGCCGCCGCCACCGTCAGTCCAATAACTATTATCAGATTCATATACCCATCTTACATAACCACTTTGAGTATTAGATGAACTTTGACTAACTAATTGGAATATGTTGGTTTTATAGGCAGTCATACCACGACCACCACCTTTACCACCACCATGGGAAGCAGCACCACCACCGCCACCACCTTTACCGCCACCGTTAGCAGTGTATGAAGAAGTAGCGATACCGCCACCGCCACCGCCGCCTCCACCACCATTACATGCTGCATTCTTACCATTAGCACCACCGCCAGCAAATAGATTAGAGGTAGTTGCTAATGGACTATCACTGTTCCATCCAGGGGTATTGTTACCTGCACCTGGGTATCCTTCTACCTTCTGAGATCCATCATATCCTCCACCGCCGCCACCGCCACCAGCGCCAGCTATTATAGATCCTTGAGCATTTTTAACTAATGATCCACCGCCACCACCTGCGCCATTTTGCCCATTTCCGTTTCTGTTACCGCCAGTTCCTCCATTAGATCCGGAAGCACCACTGCCACCACTTTGACTATTTGAACCATTATTCCCAGTTTCATAAGTTCCTACAAATCCTCCAGTGGGATTTGCTACAGCAATACGAAGTACCGAACCAGGTCCACCAGATCCACCTGTTTTTCCAGGTCCACCATTACCACCTGGGTTTGCTTTATGACCTCCACGGCCACCTGCAATATAGAACTCAATTTTTGTAAAATTAGCACCAGTAAGACTAACACTGCCACTACCAGATTTATTTCCACTATCACCACTAGGTCCAGATTGACTTACATATTTGTGAATACCATCCGTACCATAATTTGCTGCTGCTGCACCCGTGCTAATACCACCTTTACCAGCTTGATTAGGATTATTAGGATAAGTAAATGCTGGAAATGGTCCACTACTGCCAGATGTACCAGCAGTACTTTTATTTTGTAGAGTAGATAGCGATGGACCTACAGTTCCTGAAATTACATTAGTTCCACCATTTCCACCAGTTGTACCAGAAGCACCCTTACCTCCGCCTGCTACGACTTTTAATGCAGAACCATTATCAATTTGGACTGTGGTATCTCCGCCATCTCCCCCAGCTGTAGATCCATCTGACCCACCACCGCCACCACCTGCAGCAATGATTAACATAGTTTCCCAAGTTGTAGGGATAGTTAAAGTCTGTGTACCACCAGTATAATTATTTACAGAGGTATATTCTACAATAGGAACTCCACCAGTAAATACAGTTCTTCCTCCAATAACAGAAGTAGATGATAATGTTTTAAATACTGTTGCAGGAATATAAGTTAATAATTCATAAGTTCCTGCTCCTTCATCACCTGACGCCATATAATATTCATTATTTTCATATCCCCATTTTGTAGATCCAGTTCCTTCAGCACCTGCAGCATAATCAAAGATATCATATGTAGCAACAGTATTGGATGTGAGTGGACTTTTTAATAACGCATGTGAGTGCTCAAAAGGTATGCCGCCAACAGGAAAAAATTGCTGTAGACCTTTATTTGTATTATCATATGCAGCAAGATATCTGTCGCCAGAAAATCCAGGAAGTGCTGCGATATCCTGAGCAGCTTCTGTATGATAAATGTAATGAGTGTGTTGTGGTACACCCTGAAGTCTTTTCTTAGTCATTGTAACATCAACGGTTTGTGTTCCAACAACTCTAGTAGAAACAGTATCAGTTACGTTATCGTATCCAACAGTAGTAATAGTTCCCAATGAAAAATATCCTTGCTGAGAATCTTTAGTAAATACCCAACTTCCACCAGTAAACTTTGCTCCAGCACCAAGAGTAATTAACCCAATAGTTGGTGATCCTGGTCCATATACATTACCATATCCAACAACTTTTCGTGCTTTTAAATCAGGAACTTTAAATGTTCCTAAATCAGATTCACCATAATAACTGAGAATATTTAATGTGCTAATAGAAGTAATTTGTCCATTACTATCAAAGTTATACTTTAATTCTAATCCAGATCCACTACCAGAATTTTGTAAAGTAAATGATGGTGGATTTGCAGCATCATAACCAAAACCTAATTTAGTAGCAGTTGCTGTAAGTACTTTACCATTAGTTGCTACAACAATCGTTGCTTCTATTATTTCTAAATTGCCTGGGTTACTTGCATTATATCCTGGTGGGGGATCAAACTCTATAGTCATAGATTGATCTGTTGGATATCCAGAACCTCTTTTTTTTACTTTAATTCCAGGTCTAGACTCTCCACCATATTCATTTCCGATGACACCGTATAAAAGAGGGAAGTCTGAAATATTATATTCAGATCCATCACAATATAAGTATCCAGGATATTGATATTCTGGATTCTCTTCAGTTTTCGCATCTCCGGATTGTACTGTATATGGTATATTAACGTTATTTGGAATATACTCATTATCATAGACATTATCAATTGCTTTAAAAGAATTGATAATTGTTCCAATTTCCGTAGAATCACTCGCTTTATCGGAGTAATAAAGTTGCCTAGTATTTCTGTAATTAGGAGCTGAAGATGTCATTTTAAATTTTTATCAGATATTCTAATACAATAAATGGAGTTGCAACACTATCTACAGACGCAGAGTTATCTACAGACAAGTTTAATGTTGTAACTAGTGCATCAGGAGATAATTCTAACGCATCAGTGACTAATGCAAAATTATGAGCACCTTTGTCAAGATCTAACTTATGAAAGTGTTCTGTGGGATCACCATTCTGTTGATTTAATTCCTGAGATTCGGAAAAACTATTAAACAAAGAAGCGTAAACAAAGTTCTGCTGCGCTGATGCGCCTTGAGTATTTGTATTTAGAGGAACTGCATCAACTAAGGATATATCTCTCCAGTCTTTTGGAGCAGTTCCAGTTGTATATGTTGCATTAACATCTTGAGAAGTATTTATTTTATTATTCATATCATCTTGAAAACAAACTCCTAAAACAATTGAACCCGAATCACTATATGGTTCTAAATTATTTAATTGATAATTATTACTACTAATTGGATAATTATTCCATTTATCAGTCAAAAGACAGATATATCTCCATTGATCTTCTAGTATGGCTCCGGAGTTAAAGCAACCATTACTATATGCTGTAGGATCTCCAAAAATTCCTCCAAGCGCAACACCATCAAAGGAACCAAAGTAAAATTCATATCCACGAGCATATGAATTAGATGCCATTGCTCTGCATGGTGGTTGATTATTACCTGGAAAATTAGATGCTCCATCCGCCTTCGTAGCATCTAACCAATCATCAATTGGTATGGTAGTTGCATTAAAGAATGATACTTGCCCAATGGCTTTAGCAGGTAATGCCGTTGTTGGTGCAGATGAATCAACTTCATTTGTGGATTTAATTCTAGTTCTAACACCATTAAAAAAGTGCATATGTCCATGCATAGCAACTTCACTAACAGTTTCAGGATCCGTTCTTCTTCCAAATTGAGTTCCAATAGTCCACGATGGTCTACCTCTCATTTCAATTGTTTGAGATGAAACAACAAAAGTTCCAGAATATGTTAAATTGATTGATAATCCAAGAGTTGATGTTGCTTCAATTCCTATACCAGAGCGATTAGTTTCGTTACCAGCTTGTGTTACTACACGAATTGATCTATATGAACCAGTATCTGCTCCACTAGTTGGTTTGGGATATTTAGATCCTAAATCGGGAACAACAAATTGTTCATCAGATATTACTTGGAGATTATCACCATTTAAATCTCTTCTAATAAATTTACCTGTTGATCCAGATCCACATATAGCGGCTAATTGAGGATAATCTGCAACATTATATGCAGTTCCATCACATCTTAAATAACCAGAGGGTAAATCTCTCTTGTTTGAAGAACTATTAATATCCGGACTTATCTCAACAGGCCAAATAATTATTTGACCTGTTAAATTTCCATATTTAGATCTTTCTTTTGAGTAAGCTACTGCCATTAGAATGCTTTAATAAGAAAAATTATATTAATTGATGGTTGATCTGTATCAACTACTATATTTAGAGCGTCATCAAGATTATCTGGTGCAACAGATCCAATACTTATTTGATCTACATTATATGTAAATGGAGCATTTAATGATCCCCTTGACATTTGAATGTCAAATGTACCATGATTATGTGAAAGAAATGCTGCCTGATTAGGATCATTATTTCCAAAATTACTCATAGAAGTTGGCCATGTTCCTTCCCTAAAGAATATAGGACTAGAGGTTGCTCCTATTGCAGGCAGAGATATAGTGACAGTATATACATAATCAGCATCTGTTGTTCCTGCGGTTCTTTCAATAGAAGTAACATATGTTCCTTTTGCAAATGCAGCACCATCAAGCATTTGCCATGGGTGAATCTTATCATACTGATACCAGACCTTTACATTTGGTGCTGTTCCAGATGTATGTGTTGTTTTAATATCAGTTCCTGCAGGTAACTCAAATTCAGTAACTGATGGAGCAACAGTTACTGGATCTACGGTAAAAACAACTGCAGGGTTTTCTGGGTTATCTACAATCTCTTCATAGATACCACTGCCATGTCCATAAAAATTTCTTCTATTTCCAAAGACTGTTGGTTTTGGAAACAATCCAGTCCATGCCATATTAGAATGAGTTTTTAGTGGTTCATATGGAAATTGATCTGTATATAGTGATCCAGAAAAATTAACATCCTGACTAATTGCTTGAGGACTATTTCTTGTAGCAGTACCATCATGCCAATCAGGAGCAGGAACTTCAGACCAATAATCTTTTCCAGCATCACTCACAAAATTATGAAATCTATCCATGGTTGGAAGAGTTTGTTCATATGATTCACTACCATAATATGCCATTAAGGTTTTACCAAATTGCCAGTTAGGTGCCACATCTACACTAGGTAAAATATCACACTGGTTGTTTTTAGACTGAATTATACTACATGCTGGATGCTGGTTATTTCCACTAACTTCTACTTGAGACGATGTAAATACTTGAGGTCCGAAAAAACTAGCTTGAGCAGATTCAACACTTCCTGGGTGATTATGGGAAGGAGTATGATTAATACCCAGTTTTCTATTCAAAGTAGTAATAGATGTTTGGAATGTTGGGTCAGTTATCTGCATTTCAGTATACTTACCCGTCAATGAAACCCCAGGTTCAAGTACAAAATCAATATCAGCAGCAGCAGAATATCCTGTTGGAATAACTGCCGTTGTACCAAATCCAACGATTAGATCAGAAATTTTATCACCAACACTATTATATTGAATATTTAATATATCACCTCCTCCTGCTTGATATTTTTCATCATTTAAGTATTCTGGTTCCAAATCCATCATACATCTATTTGTTATATTTGGAAGAGTGAATGTATCACTAAGTTCATAATTAGGAAATTCACCTACAAAATTACCTCCATAAGTTGTACCCAAATGAGCTGCCAATAATGGATAATCATTAGCAGAAACTTCTCTCCCATTACTAATTATCCATCCTCTAGGGATGTTATCAACAGAAAATCCTTCAAATCCATTTCCGCTCCATGGCAAAATAGTGCCAATACGAGCGGTTTTCATTGTCTTAATTGAATTGTAGTATTGTGCCATGTCTTATCAGAGTTCTGTTAACCACCAACCACGTAGGTTAGCAGGAATTGATGATGCGTTAGGATCTCCAGCTGCATCGGAAGTACCGACATATACAAGACCAAACGATGCATTTCTCGTTTGTACAATCAATTCGCCGCTATCCCATGCTGATGCTAGAGTACCACTACCTGCATCAATCTTACTTCCAGTTATATCTCCCTGCATTGCAACCGCTTGGTTATTAACTTTAAGTGCTCTCAATACAAGGTTTGTATTATATGTAAGGTTTCCACTAACTTCAACGAATCTAATCATGTCGCCAGTTTCAGCATAATCTGGTAAGTAAAGAACCATATTGGTTCCTGCAGGATTATTTAAGAGGTAATTATTATTAGGTTGCAATGGTGCTGCCTGAGTTTGACCAACCCCAGTTAAGGATTGCTCAACATAAGTATATCTACGACCACCATTTCTGGTGAAGTAACGACTAATTCCAAAAGCATCAATTGAACAATCTTGATAGATCTTAAAGTCTCTTGGACCTTCAGTTCCATTTACTCCGGCACCACCGAGGTTATCAATATGTAAAATTGCAGTTCCAGAATCTCCAGCATCAGTTGCAACTACTTTACCTTTAATGTAAAGTTGTTCACCCATCTCAAGATTACCAGTGAGATGATTTGCTCGGAAAGTAACTTCGGTAGTACAAATACCAGTGGATTCACAATCTTTAGCACGAAGTTGTAAAAGTCCATCAAATGTTGCTTGACCATCTAGATATAGACCACCAAATCCAGTTTTAGGATCAAGAACTGAACCATCATTAGGGTGATCATCATCATTAGCAATGGACATGACGAGAGTTTCTTTATCAGAACCATACATTCTGAATTCACCACTGTAAATTTCTACAGCATCATTAATAGTTGTAGTTCCTCCACCAAAGTATGCAGTAAAGTCTCCTGTTGTTGCTTGTGCAGTAGTCTGAATTGACTTGGCAAGACGAACTCCATAAGAAGAAACTTGACCATCAATACTATCTGCCCAGAACCATTCTTGATCTGTATTTTTACGATTGGTATCTAGAGTATTACCAGATACAATTCTAAAGAAATGATCTGTATCCAATTTATTAGCAATTAATCTAGAATCAACTAACTTAACTCTAATTTTATCTGCATTAAGATTAGGAGCTTCAACTGCTGTTCTACTTGCAGCAACAGCAATATCTTCATCAAGTGTTGTTGTAAATGTGTACTTAGAAAGTTTTACGACAACAGCACCAGCAGTCCAGTTCTGTTTACCAGATCCTTCAGCACCTCTACCTCCGATTGGATAAGTTGATGCAGGATATTCTGCATTGTAGATAGTTGGTAGATATGCTTGTGTTCCACTAATATATGGATCATCCGTGACTAAAATTATTTCACCTTGTGTTGATCCACTATAAATGAGGACCAAATCACCTTTAGAGAATCCAGTTAAATCATCAATAGGAATATTCCAATCATCTGTAGTAAATCCAACTGAAACAGCTGAAATTGGACCATCTTGTGGATTAAGAGTTTCTTTTCTAAATCTGTATGAATGTACTACCGAAGTTTTGGTATGTGCAATACCAGTTGATCCCCAATATTGACCGACGCCAAATGTAGTTCCTCTTACACTTCCAACAGTCATGTCACCATTACACATGTTGACATCCCATACAGGACCAGAAGTATTGCTGATAGTAAGATGATTATCTAAAGAAGGATCCGGACTTGGATATGCTCCAGTACTATCTCCACAAACTCCATTTAAACTAAGAGTTCCGTTAATAGTGGTTTTATTAGAATCAATGAATACATTACCAGTTACAGAATTAATTTCAAATACGGTTGATTCTGTAGAAGTATCACATCCATTCTTAACTCTAAATGATTTGGCAACTTGATCAAGTAAGGTCTTAACTTTAAATATTTCACCTGTATCATCAACACCATCACCAGAAGGAGTGCCATCATCGCGAGAAATAATAACATAGTCTCCAATACTGATGTCTCCACCAAATTGTGCTAGGTAAATATCTTCTTCAGTTCCAGAGTTGTCAAGATTGGTGGTAATCCAAGTAGATTCAAACTGAACAGTACATTTGTAGATTGCAGCAGTATCGTTATGATCAGATCTAATTTCAGTAAATGTTCCAAATGGAAGTCTCTCAACTATAAGATAATATGGAGCAACGTTGATTCTTGGTAAAGAAACGATTTTAACAAATTCGGGATGTTTATTACCTGTAATAGCAGTATCAACTAGAAGAATATCATTCTCGGTAAAATACTGAGCATCTTCAGCATCAACTGGTTTATTCTTAATTGGTAAGTAATACTGATTACCACTCAATGCAGAAAGAACTTGAGGTTCAACATTTGGAGTACCACCAATTGTAGTAATTTCATTCTGGAATACTGTACCACCCCAATCACCACTACCAGAAGTATCTACAGCATTGTATCTCGCATCGGATACAGCAACTCTAGCAACTGTAATAAGATCAACATTAGACTTGAATAGATTATTTCCGAGAATACCGCTGGTATGAGTAATCTTACTAGAACCAATTTGTCCTCTATCTGCTGTGAAAGAGTAAGATGCAAATCCACCACACAGGGTCATATCAGAATTAAATCTAGCAGTAGAATCAACAATTAAATTGTTTCTAATTCTAGTACTTCCACCCTGACCACCGACTGTAATATCAGAAGCATTAGTTGCAAAATCAAGTTTTGACGTGCTAGAATTACCAGAGAAAAATTCTACAGTGCCTGCAGTAGAAGAAAGTTTAACCGTATCATCAAGACCTCTTCTTGTACCTAGTTGAATATCACCAGAAACTTTAAGAGCCTTTGTGTCAATTTGAGTAAACGATAAAGATTCGTTGTTGTTATAAGCACCACCGATAGTAATCTTAGAAATATTGCTATTAAGATCTGGTGTATTACCAATCCAAATGTTGCTATGCAGAGATTTATTACCAACATAAACATATTGATCTTGTGTTGTGGTGTTGAGTAGATTTAAAGTTTTTACAGAATTACCAACGTTAAGTGTGCCAGTAAAAGCAGTATCAGTGACTAGATTAAATGTACCACTTGTCTGAGATGTTCTGATCTCAGCAGTTGTACCGTCGTTGCCATTGACTTCAATGTCATGCTCAAAACGAGCATCATCAGTAAATCTAGATGTACCATCAACAACCAGTGCTCTGTCTAGTTCAGCATTAGTTACATTAATACCAACACGACCATTATTTGTAGTTGCAACTCTAAGTGTTGCTTCATTTGCTGGTGTTGCACTGTCGCCACCAACTAGAAGTGCATAATCAGAAGTTGTTTCAGTTCTATTAGCGAACGCAGGATTACTTAGATAATCAGAAATTATCTTACCACTGATAAATGCATTACCAACAACATCAAGGTTTGCACGAGGAGCAGTATCAACATCAACAAATGCAGTCATATATGCATCATGTGCAGATCTTGCGACTGTGTTAATACCAAGTTTGTATTGACCAATGTCACTGGTATCAGTTCTAATTGTTTCAGAACCAATAACTCCAAATTCTTTCCAAGAAGAATTAGAGAACTCTAATCTTACATCATTTCCAAGTGCTACCTCACTAGACCAAAGTCTTGGATTGTCATTTGCAACGTTAGATCTGTTTTCAATAATAGCAATTTGACAAGTATTAGCACTGGCAGTAAATCCATTACCAATGATTTGCCAGAGACCATTAAATCCAGGGTCACTATAGTTAGAAATTCTGATCTGGGATCCGCTGGTAACACCAACTTGATCATTAGATAAGTTGTTACCCCAAGTAATGGTGATAACAGTGCTTCCATTCATCTGGAAGTTAAGGAGATTTGCATTAACAACTCGCGCAAAGAAGTTTGCGTAAATCCATCCAAGAGACCCAGTACCACCAACTTCAGATCCTTTGAGAAGAATATCTCCAGATAATGGAACTTCAGACCCGTACAATACATTTTGGGTAGTATTAATTGCAGTTCCAAGACCTGTGCTATACACGGGACTTTGATTAGGTGTAATATTTGACCCAATGCTTCCAACTACATGATTTTGAATTTTATAACCTTGTGCAGCACCATTTGAACCACGTGGATTAAACTGGAATATTGAGGCAGCAACTCGGTTTCTTGCAATTACAATGTCACCATTTGTATCTTGATTGAGGAATTGATTAGTCTTATCAAGTGTTGCATCATCACCATCACTAGGTGATACGTTAGAAACTACAGTAAATGCATAATCTCTAACTCTACCCAGAACATTAATAGTAACAGGAGAGTTAAATGTACTCATGCGATCTTGAGCATCACCACCATTAACAGTGATGTACTCGTTAAATGTTACAGGAGTATCAAAAGTAGTAACAAGACTACCGATATCTTCAGTGTCATCATCAGAATCAACTAATGCAGCAGATTCCAAGAATACTTCTTCACCAGTAATAGCATCAATCTTACGGTTACCAATGTATAGGTCACCGTTAGAGTTTAGACCAGTGTAGAATACTAAACCACCATTTTGCTTCTTAGACTGTGCATAGAAGTCTTGAGTTGGTGTTAAGACAATCTCCTGACGAGCAGGAAGACCTGTTGAATAGTTACCAGGACCGAATCCAAGGTACTCAAAGGTATGGTTACCTGCACGAGCAATAGAGGGTCTTCTAAGTTCAACATATAGTCTCTGATCAGACATTACAGTGCTGTCACCAGCAATAGGAATGCGACGATCTTCAGATCCAGATGCAGCATTACCCTTCTGCGCTCTTAATCTATTATCAATGCTAGAATTAACTTGAGTATAAGTATTCTGCAACAGTGCTTGCTGAGTCGTAAAGTCAAGCATTGCTTCACGAGTCATTGAACCCTTAAAGTCGTTAACTCTAACAAGACCGTGAGTATAGTTATCTGCAGCAGAATATGTTGCAGGAACATCAAGTTGGGTGTTATCTAACTGCTTGAACCAAAGAGGATCGTTCTTATAGTTCAGTGGATATAGTTTGCTGATTGGTTGAGAGAACTTAAAGTTACGGAAGTTACCCTGATTACCGGCACCAGTTGGGAATGGTGAGATGTTACCACGAACAGCAGTTAGATAGTAAATACCATCTTGCTGACCGTAAATACGGCGTTGAATCTCTTCAACATCAAAGATATAGAAGGTATCATCAAGTTCCCCAGTATCAGTTACAGACTCTACGTAGAACTGAACATTTGCATCGTCAGTAATGATATCACCAGGAGTGATAGTATAAACTTTGGATCCAAGTTGTCTGTAGTAATATTCTGGATAGTTCTTACGAATAAGATCTTTAATGTATAGAGACTTACCAAAGTCTTCGTCAGTTAGTAGGTCAGCAAATACTGCGCCTTGAGCAAATCGGATATTTTCAAAGACTGAATAGTCAATCTTACCAGAAATACCTTTAAGGATCAAATACCAATCACTTGTATTTGGAACATTGAGTGCTGCATGTATAAATGCATAACCTGAAGAATTGCCATACCAATCAACTCGGTTTGCAGAATTTGATTGAGTCTTGTTAGCAACAAAAGAACCACCCTGAGGTGCAGTAACCTTGACTGTAGTAAACGTCTCATTTAACAATCCAACGTTTGTAATACCTAGGTCAAATACAGTTACCTCTAATAGTTCATCACCACTTTGTACATCATTGATATATCTACCAGACTGAATAGTCATTGAGACATAATTAGAAGTCTCAATTGTCTTAGCGTACTGAGTTGTACCTACAACATCTCTCTTAAATGGATCATATGCAGTTTCTTCGTTTAAATTGTTACTGAGGAAATCTGCTTTAGTGAATCCAATAACTTCATTTGCTTGTACTGGGTTAAAGAATCTTGCTTTTGTTACAGAACCAGATACCGGTCTAAGTACAAGTTTTTGTGGAAGAAGTTTTCTAGTTTCATCCTTACGAACTTTAATGGTGAATCCATTAATAGGATCACGAACTGCTTGTAAGTACTCAGGAATAACATAACGAAGACGATAGATACGATCATCTTTATCTCTTTCATCCTTGATCCTTTCAAACCAAGCATCGTTAGTCTTATCTTGACCAGAGATATCGCTATAAGTATTCTCATGCAATCTAGTTAAGATGCTTTCATCATACCTAGGATCATTAACATTAGAAGAATGATCCTCAACCTGCATATACCACTTACCATAAATTGCTGGTGTAGTATTTGGATTTAAATATGACGGATCATATTTTACAGGTGATTCACGCTTATCCGCAAATGTTGAGAAGTCATAAGAACCAGTCTGGAATGTAATTGCATTAATATC